CGTTGGGGCATTGTATGATTCGGCATCCCTGACGGCATCCCGCCGACACTAGCCACGACAGGAGATCCACATGGCTAATACGACTTTCTCGGGCCCGGTACGTTCCGAAAACGGGTTTCAAACCATCACCAAAAACGCCACGACCGGCGCGATCACGGTTGGCACCACGGTTGGCACTAACGTAACTGTCGCCGGAAACCTTGACGCGCAAGGCACGGCAAACGTTATTGTGATCCCAACCTCAGATCCCGGCGTTGCTGGCGCCATTTGGTTGGATGGTGTGACCCTTTCGATCTCCGCTGGTTAAGGAGATTTGAAATGGCTGGCTCTGACGTAAAGGCCAAGTATATCGCGGCCGACACAAATGCGGCAGACGCAGCCAGCGTCTGCACCGCAGAACAACTGTCTGGCGGCGGGGAACAGGCGATTCCAATCGACGGCACAGATGCCTCGGGTGGTGTTGCAACGTTCACCGCTGCCAGAAAGCTCACGGTGACAGCTTCTGCTGCTGACAGCGCACGAACGGTCACGATCACCGGAACGGACGTTAACGGCAATGCTCAGACGGAAGCGATTGGTGTTACGGATTCGGGTGTATCAACCGGCTCGCTGTACTTTCGGACAGTGACTGCTGTTGTGGTTGACGACAATACACTTGGTACTCTGTCTGTCGGCATGGCCAACGATGCCATCGATGTGATTTACGCAGGTCGCGCGCGCTTGCGCGGGATCTACCTGATCCACACGGGCACGGCGGGCACGATCCCGTTTCGTAACGGTGGGGCCACGGGCACGGCGATGCTGACGGTTCCGACGCCTGCCTCGGCGAACAGCACGCGTGATATCGTGATCCCCGATGAAGGGATCATGTTCGATAGTGGGGCCTACATCACCTACACTGCCGGTACGACGGTCTTCTCGAGCTTCGTCGCGCTGTACAACTGAGGTGAGACATGCCGGTCTACGACATCAGATCGATATCGCAGGTCGGTACGGTAGAGCCATTTGAACTGCAGGTGTCCCGGGGTCAGATCCCGGGACATCGCGCTGTGGTTGTTTTTGGGTACAACCCAGACGTAGATCAGACACGCGTCACTGTGTGGCCCTATACGGGGATCATACCGTTTCCTGCTACAGCCATTCAGATGAAGGTCAGTTCTTCCAATGCGAACGATACTGCTGCGGGCACCGGAGCAAGAACCGTTTATGTGGAGGGGCTTGATGCAAACCACAGAGAAATCTCGGAGACGGTTACTCTGAATGGTCAGACAGAGGTTCTGACTACGAAGTCATACCTGCACATTAACGAGGCGTATGTTGCGACCGCTGGTTCTGGGAACTCTGCTGCGGGGGACATTTACTTTGGAACTGGCACGGTAACGGCAGGTGTTCCAGCGACTGTCTACGACCTCATCAAGTTCGACTACAACCGGCGCATCACTGGCAGCTACACCATACCCGCTGGGTATACGGGCTACCTTGTGCAGGGGCTTTTCTCGGCGGGTCAGGCAGGCGGCTCTGCGCAAGTTGTTGGTCGCCTGCTCAGGATAGGTGCGGACAACATCCGCCGCGCGGTCGCGATCACCACCGTCAACAACGGAGTTGCGGACTACACCTTTGAGTATCCTGTTCCCATCCCGGAAAAGGTGACGGTCGAAGCAACTGCTCAAAGCAGTTCTCAAAATAACGAAGCATCTTCCATGTTTATCTTGGTTCTAGTTAAGAACGGGGGGCCGCTCTGATGGCGAGGAAGAAGTCGGTCAGCTTGTCGATTGGGCGGGGAGAGAAACTCCCTGCGTCGAAGGGCGCTGGCCTGACGGCGAAGGGCCGAGCCAAGTACAACAGAGAGACCGGATCCAATCTCAAAGCTCCGCAACCTGAAGGGGGCAAGAGGCGCACGTCATACTGTGCTCGATCAAAGGGCCAGATGGAGATGCACAACATCAGTTGTGCTGAAACACCTGAGAAGCGCATTTGCGCTGCTCGTCGTAGATGGAAGTGCTGAAGTGGACCGTCGAAAGATCACCATAGGACTGTTGGAGACGATCATCGGTTTGATGGCCGCAGGATCAGTGGGCTTGTTGGCGTGGACGGCGATGACGCTCTACAACCTCAATGCGCAGGTTCAGGTGATGTCGGTGCATGTGGCGGAGAGCCGGGACATGATCAAGCCGCTCTGGGAGGACTACATCCGTAGAACGGCGAAGCTGGATACGATCTTTTCGGAAACGATGGCGCGGAAATGATGAACCGTGGTAGTATGGCCAAGCAGGTAATGGAGGCTCCGATGGCGGGTTGTGGATCGAAGGGCATGCGCAAGGGCGGCATGGTCAAGTCGAAGAAGGGCTACATGGGCGGCGGCATGGTCGGCTATGCGAAGGGTGGCAAGGTCGATCAGTCGATGTGCAGCCCGCGCAAGCAGATGGCGATGGGCAAGTCGATGGGTGGCAGCCGTGGCAAGTAAGCCGGGGCTTTACGCCAACATCCACGCCAAGCGGAAGCGGATCGAAGAGGGCTCTGGCGAGAAGATGCGCAAGCCCGGCTCGAAGGGCGCGCCGACTGACAAGGCGTTCCGTGAGTCGGCCAAAACGGCGAAGAAGAAATGACCACATCTGGATCCAGAGACTTCAACCTCGATGTCGGCGAGATCATTGAGGAGGCGTACGAGCGGTGCGGGCTAGAAGTCCGCACGGGCTATGATGCGCGCACGGCACGCCGGTCTCTTAACCTGATGTTCGCGGACTGGGCGAACCGTGGGCTCAACCTGTGGACAGTGACGCAGACGACGCAGGCTCTGACGCAAGGAACGGCGACCTACACGCTGGCGGCAGATGTCGTGGACATCCTTGAGATGGTGCTGCGTAGGGATGGTACGGACTACGAGGTCGAGCGGATCAGTCGTGGCGAGTACCTGACGTTCCCGAACAAGACGGCGCAGGGCAGGCCGAGCCAGTTCTACTTCGACCGCCAGATCCAGCCGGTGATCACGCTGTGGCAGCCGCCCGAGAACTCGACGGACATCCTGGTCTACTACTATGTCCGTCGGCTTCAGGATGCGGATACGCTGGTCAACACGACCGACATGCCGTTTCGGTTCTACCCCTGCATGGTTGCGGGGCTCGCGTACTATCTTGCGATGAAGCGCGCTCCGGAACGGCTGCAAATCCTGAAGGCGGTGTATGAGGAAGAGTTCATGCGCGCGGCGGAAGAGGACGAGGACCGAGTTCCGCTAAAACTTCAGCCGAGCGCTCAGTACCTGAGGGTGTAATGACCTACGCCACTGGACGACACGCATGGGGTGTATCTGACCGGTCTGGTTTCCGGTACCGCTTGCGTGAGATGAAGAAGGAGTGGACGGGTGCGCTGGTTGGGCCGGATGAGTTCGACCCGAAGCACCCGCAGCTGTTCCCTCCGAAGCCCGGCCCGGATCCTCAGGCGCTGCGGAACCCGCGCCCTGAGACTGATCTGGTCGAGCAGCGGAACGTGCAGTGGAGTTGGAACCCGGTTGGGGGCCCGCCTGAAAATGGGATCAACCCGCCTAACCGGCTGGTCGCATATGGGCAGGTTGGCTCGGTTACGGTGAGGACGACATGAGCTTTACCTACGCGCAGCTGAAGCAGGCTATTCAGGACTACACGCAGAACACGGAGACGACCTTCGTGAACAACCTGCCGCTGTTCATTCGGCTGGCGGAAGAGCGGATCCTGAAGAACGTCCAGCTGAACCTATTTCGCAAGAACGCGACGGCGAACGCGACGGCGTCGAACAAGTATCTGGCGTGCCCGCCTGATTTCCTTGCGCCGTTCTCGCTGTCCTACGAGGTCAGCGGATCAAAGACCTTCATCGAGTTCAAGGACGTCTCGTTCCTGCAGACGTACACGCCGGATGCAACGACCACAGGCATACCCCGGTACTACGGGCAGTTTGACGTGGACAATTTCATTCTGGCTCCGACGCCCGCGTCGAACTATGTAATGGAGTTGCATTACTTCTACCGGCCTGCGAGCCTGACGGCGGGTGCCGAGAGTGGCACGACATGGCTGAGTACGAACGCTGAGTTGACAATGCTCTATGGCGCGCTGGTTGAAGCCTACATCTTCATGAAGGGCGAGCAGGACGTCATGGCGATGTACAACCAGAAGTTCCAAGAATCGCTGATCGGCATCAAAATGCTGGGTGAGGCGAAAGAGACGACAGAAGAATATCGGGTGGGCAAGGTAGTGAGGACGAAACAGTAATGCTTGGCGCATCGATGGAAGTGCCGCGCTATGCGCAGCTTGTGACGGTCAATACGACTTCAGGGCGTGGGTTTACGCCGGAGGAATTGGCTGCCAAATGTGCGGACAAGATCGTCGCTGTTTCGGCGGATGCTCCTGCGCCCATTCGGGATCAGGCGCACGCTTTCAAGCAGCGTGTCGAGCAGGTGGTTCTGGCCTACCTGAAGCAGGCGGTTCACAGTGACCGGACAACTGTGTATAATGCGTTGAACGATGCAGGTCATCCGGGGCTTGCTGATCTGGTAAGGAGGCTCTGACGTGGCATTCACCGGCAACTTCATGTGTACGTCCTTCAAGAAAGAGCTTCTTGAGGGGATCCACGATTTCCGCAACTCGGGCGGGGACGACTTCAAACTGGCGCTTTACGACAACAGCGCCTCATTCACCGCTGCGACGACGGCCTATACCGCGACCAATGAGGTTGGCGCGTCTGGCTCGTATTCTGCGGGCGGTGGCTCGCTGACGCGGGTGGACCCGACCACGAGCGGGACGACGGCGTTCACCGACTTCGCGGATCTGACTTTCACCTCGGCGACGATCACGGCCTACGGCGCGCTGATCTACAACGACACGGTGGCGGGTGATCCTTCGGTGATTGTGCTGGACTTCGGCGGTGCCAAGACCTCGACGGCGGGCGACTTCGAGATTGTCTTCCCTGCGGCGGCAGCTTCGACGGCCATTGTTCGGATTGCCTAAACCATGACAGACATCACCGTCCCCTTTACCGGCTGGGGCCGCGCGGGGTTCGGTGAACTAGCGTGGGGCGAGGGCAGTGTTGCGGTTGGCTTTGCCACGGGCGAAGTCGGCAGCGTTACGGTCAACGTCGGCACGGGCGTATCGGTCAACGTCACGGGCGTCGAGGCGACGGGTGAGGTTGGCACGGTCCTCGTTGTTGAGGACATCATCGTCAATGTCACTGGTGTCGAAGGCACGGGTGAGGTTGGCACTGTTACGGTCAACCTTGGAACGGGTGTCTCGGTCAATGTCACAGGTGTGGCGGCGACGGGTGAGGTTGGCGATGTAGCCATTACGGGTGACGCAAGTGTCACCCTGACAGGCGTTGAGGGCACGGGTCAGGTCGGCACAGCAACTGCCCGCACGGTCACTCGCGTCAACGTCACAGGTGTGGCCGGCACTGGTGAGGTTGGCAGCGTAACTGCTGCG